CCTGCGGGAGGACGGTCTTGGTGATGGTCCGCCGCACCACCGGCCCGATCCGTGACTCGACGAAGTCGGTCGCCGCGTCGATGTAGCGGCGCAGCTCCTCGTCGTTCGTGGTCGCGCTCAGGTTCAGCGCCGCGCGGGCGTCGGCCAGGCTGACGATGCCGGTCGGTGCCGCCTCGTCCACGTCGAAGGCGTCGGTGAAGGCCGATGCATTGGTCCCGGACGCCACCCAGCGAGCCGTGTGGTGCCCGGCCTGGACCGAGAGGTAGCTGGCGGCGTAGACCCCGGTCGAGGGGTTCGCCACCGACGGGGTGGCGGTTGTCCCGTCCGGCAGGGTGATCGTCAGCACCGGGGCGGGGGACGCCGCTGCCAGGACGCCGGTGGCGTCGCGGATCTCCACCGACAGAGGGATCGGGTCGCCGAGATCGAACACAGTCAGCCGCCCTTCGTCATCGTCGGAACGGTGAAGTCCTTGCGGGCCATCTGCGGCCCCGTGGCGGCCAGGGGTGCCATCCCTGGCCCGGTGACCGTCCCGGCCCGTGCCGTGGCGCCAACGAGCTCTCGCGGGTACATCTGGCCTGGCGTGGTCGGCACACCGTTGGTGAGGACCGGATCGGTGGCGCCTGCCCGGGCACCCGTGGCCAGGTCCCGCAGGATCAGCCCGAATGCTGCGGACTCGCGGGCAGCAGCCGCGCGGATCGCCCGTGAGGAGTCCGTCCAGGTGAGCCCGAACGTCGCGGCCTGAGTCGGTGCCCCTGCCCGAGACCCGACCGCGACGTCCGCCCGGGGCATCGTCGCATCGAAGGCCTGCGACGGGGTCCCTGCCCTGACACCGGTCGTCAGGTCGGACAGGTTCAGCGGGGTGATGATCGGCAGGCTGAACGTCTGCGTCGGGGCGCCCGCGCGAGCCCCGGCCGCCTGGTCGATGACCGTGAGCCCGAGCGTCAGCGCCTGGATCGGCGCACCGGCCCTCGAGCCCACAGCGTGGTCGGTGAGCGACAGGCCCAGCGCGAGCAGCTGAGTGGGGGTCCCGGCCCGCGCGCCGGTCGCGGTGTCGAAGCGCGGCATCGTCGCGTCGAACGTCTGGATCGGGTCGCCGGCCCGGGCACCGACCGCGGTATCGGTCAGGTTCAGCGGCGTGATGACCGGCAGCGAGAAGGTCTGTGTCGGAGTGCCGGCGCGTGACCCGGTACAGAGGTCGGTCAGCGTCAGGCCCAGGGTCAGTGCCTGGGTCGGGGTGCCGGCGCGGGAGCCGGCCGCGGCATCGGTGACTGTCAGGCCGAGGGCCAGCGACTGGGTCGGTGTACCTGCGCGGGCGGAGGGGACCAGCCCCGCGTCGACCGTGATGCCCAGCGTGAGGACGTCGGCCGGACCCGTCGCCCGCGCACCCACGGCGGTGTCGCTCAGGCTCAGCGGCGTGCTGCTGGTGACCGCGGTGTCGCCGAACCACAACGGCTGCAGCCACGGCTGCGGAATCCAGGAGTCCCAGTCCAGCGGCCCGGACACAAAGCCCGGCTCGAGCCACTGCATCGGGTCGGTCTGCACGGCCGGCAGCGGACCTGGCAGCGCAGCGTTGTCCGCGCGGAACCCGTCGAGCCAGAAGTCGTTCGTCGTCGAGGAGACGATGCCGAGCGCCTGGTAGGCCAGCGGGTTGGCCGGCGGTGTGGTGGCGCCCGAGCGGGTGTTGCCCGACCCGGCACTGCCCGGCAGCGCGTCGACCGAGTCGCCCGGGTACAGCTCTAGGGTGACCGTGGACCCGACCAGTGAGCAGTCGATGCGGGACCAGAGGTCGACCGGGCAGGCGCTCGCCGTGTTCGACCCGATGATCAGACCCGCGTTGTCCTGGATCTTCACCGTGCGGTCGGTGTTGAAAACCACCTGGAACGACCGCGACACCGACGTGGCGCCGCAGTACAGGATCGGGGTATTGGCCGACGGGGCGGCGTGAGGCTTGATGTAGAACGAGAAGTAGCGGGTGGTGTCCGTCGATGCGGTGCTGTTCTCCAGCGACCGCAGCGCCGCGGCGGAGGTGAACCGGACGCAGGCCGAGCCCTCGTGCCGGCCGATCTGGTCGAACACCGAGGTGCCCGTACCGAGCAGCGCGGTGGCAATCGAGACGTTGCCAGTCGTGACCGCCGTGCCGGTCGTGCCACCGTCGAAAACCTCGGTCAGGACAAGGGCCACCGGGTCACCGCCCTACCGGATCGGAAGGGACTAGCCGGACTTGCCCTGGTTGAGCACCTTGGCCGTGAACACGTCGACGATGATGATGTTGCCAGCGGCCGAGGTGCCCCACTGTCCGAACACCGACCACGCCTTGGTGACCGTCGTGTCGAACCCGGTCACCGACCGGGCCGCCGCGGTCTGCGGGATCACCGACGTGGTGTAAGCCGTCAGCGACGAACCGAGGTCGAGCTGGCCCTGGCCGTAGATGACACCGGCCGTGCCCGTGGTGGTCACCACGCCGCACCAGTGCATGTGCCACGGCCACGCCGCCGGGGACGTGCCCACCGCTGTCAGCGCACCGGCCGCGATCGTGATGCCCGTCGACAGCAGACCGCCCGGGGTGGTGATCCCGTAGGCGAACCCGAGCTGCATCGTGTTGCCCGTCGTGCCCGAGTACTCGCCCCAGGCCTCGAGCTCCACCCGTGATCCCAGCCGCAGCTCGTTGCCGTAGCTGACCGGCAGCGGTGTCGGGCTGACGTCCTTCGACGTGGTGAACGTGTTGAACGATGCGCCGCGCGTGGTCGGAAACGGGTCCAGCGTATTGTCGTATGTGTTGTTGCCCACTCGGACTCAGCTCCTTCTCAGGCCGCGGTTGCGGTGAACCGCAGCCGAAGGTTGGTGTAGTCCGTGATGGCCGCCGCCTGCGGAGTGGTCAGGTTCATGGTGTAGGTGGTGAACGAGGCTGGGACCGACGTCCGGGTCTCCGAGGCGATCAGGGTGCCGCCCTGGTACAGGCCGATGACCACCGTCGAGGACGCGGCCGAGTTGGACCTGATGCGGTAGTCGAAGGCGTGCCCGGTGTCGACGCCCGGGTCGACGCCGGTGGACACCTTGGTCTCGAAGACGCTGCTGGTCGGGTTGTTCGGCGAGGTGACGAACTCGCCGTCATCGGCGACTGTCTCGTCCAGCGCGGAGGAGTAGGTGCCGGTGCCGCCGGTGACGGTCCAGCCGCTCGTCGTGATGTCGGTGGCCGGGGCCAGCGTCTGTGCGGAGGCGACCGACGGGCCCGGCAGGGATGCGTCGTCCGCGCGGAAGGCGTCGAGGTAGAAGTCGTTGGTGCTCGCCGCGCCGACGCCCAGGAACTGGTAGGCCAGCGGGTTGGCTGGCGGGGTCGTCGTACCCACGACGGTGTCGCCAGGCAGCGCGTTGTTGACTACGGAGTCGCAGTTGGCGTTGCCCGGGTAGACCTCGAGCTTGACGGTCGAGCCGACCAGTGACCAGTCGATCCGCGTCCACTCGTTGAGCGGTATGACGCTGGTGGTGTTCGCCCCGATGAGGATCGCGCCCTGGTTCTGGATCTTGAATGTTCGCGTGGTGTTGAACACCAGCTGGCAGGACCGCGACGCCGCGGAGGCGCCGAGGTAGTGCAGGGTCGTGTTCGCCGACGGCGAGGCAGTCGGGTAGATGTAGAACGAAAAGTAGCGAGTCGTCGCAGTGGACGCAGTCGTGTTCTCCAGCGCGCGCAGCGTCCCGAACGGGGTCCCCGACGCGCTGGTCTGGAAGTGCGCGGCGGACGTTCCCTCGTGTTTGAGGCTGGTGTCGAACGTCGCCGTGCCGGCGCCCAGGATCGCGGTGGCAATGCTGACGTTGCCGGTGGACAGGCTGACACCATTGGTGCCGTCGAGCGGTTCGTTGAGGACGACGGCCACAGGTCACCGCCTCACGGGAAGGTCTGGAAGACGGCCAGAGTCTCGGGGACCTGTTCGATTCGGCCCTCGCCGGCGGCGGTGCCGGACGTGAAGGCGACGTTGTACCAGGCCCAGGTGACCGCCCCAGCGTCGCGCGTCTGGACGTAGACCTGCCGCAGCCACTCGGCCTGGTTCTGTCGCTGCGCCAGCGGATAGGACCCGCCGAAGGGCTCCATCGTGTAGGCCGACGCCATCAGGCCCCAGGGCTTCCCGGGGAAGTAGGTGGACATCGCGTTGGTAATCGCGGTGACCCTCTGGGTCACGCTGCTCGCCATCGCGGCCGGCTGGTAGGTCGTGCGGAAGCCGGGCTGGTCATCGGTCGAGTAGTCGAACAGCGACCACAGCACACCGGCAAAGTCGGCGTCCGGTGGCTTGTAGAGCGACGGGACACGCAGCGCGCGAGTCCCCGAGGGCGTGGTCGGGTCGATGCTGTACTCGGCCAGCTCCAGCCACGGCAGGCTCACCCGGTTGCCATCAGCCCGGATGACGTTCGCCGCCGCGGTGTAGTTGGCGCGGTACGCCGCCTGCCCAGCGGCATCGCCCTCCAGGTCGTCCTCGGGCTCCTGGTAGTGGTTGTACTTGAAGTTCGGCAGCCAGGCGTCCGGCAGGTGGTTCAGGACGTCCTGCAGTCCGGCGTCCGAATGGTTCTTGCATGTCAGCTGCAGCTCGAAGTTCTGAGTGCCGTAGGCCGCGGCCACCGACGGCAGAATGCCGTGGTTCCAGAGGGTCGGTGTGCTCAGGTTCTCGTAGTGGACGTAGCCGGTGTACCCGATGCTCCACATCGAGTTGAAGTAAGTCATCGTCTCCGTGTTCAGGGACGCACACTTACGAAGGGATGCGGTCTGCGGGGCAGAGACGAGGCGGACCGTCCTCGAGCGCCGGCCGAGGGTCAGCACATGGTTGGGCACGGTCTAAGGGATGAACAGCTGCAGGATGCCCTGGGCCGACCACGTCAGCGTGAACGTGCCGCCGCCGCCGGTCTGGTTCGACCCGAAGTCGACCAGGCCGACCAGCGGCTGGGTCGCCGCCGTGCCCGCGGTGCGGTCGGAGATCACGCCGTACCGGAACGGGCCGGCCGTGAACGAAGCCTGGGTGATGTCGTTGCCGTCGAGCATCACGATGCCCGAACCAACGTTGCTGATCGTCGCAGTGCCGTCAGCCACGGTGTTGCCGACCACCGTCGGGAAGGTCGGCGGGGCGCCGGCCGAGGTGCCGGCTACCGTCACCACATACAGGAAGCCGTTGGCCGCGGCCGGGCGGAACACGTCGCCCACCACGTAGGCCGTCGTGTTCGCGCGCGACGTGCCATAGGAGTTGGCCGCCGTGTAGGTCGGCGTGATCATCGTGAACGCGAACCCACCGGAGGTGTAGTTACCTGCGGTGCTGAGCTCGTTGGTCAGGTCCGACACGTAGGCGTGCGTGTCCAGGTTCGGGGTGTAGGTCGACGTGTGGAGGGTGAACTTCCAGGCGTCGGAGTCCCAGTCGAGCTCCTTGTTCATCGCCTTGGCAGTTGCCTGGCGGTACCACTGGGCCATCTCGGCTCCCTAACTGGTGGGTGAAGCGGCACGGATGGCCGTCGGATGACCCGCGTCGCAGGTCACGTCTTCGGTGAAGTCCTCGAAAGATGCGAACCCGGTCAGAGCACGCGGACGGTCGGAGAGGCTGAGTGGATGACGCTTCTTCGGTGGGATGGGATGCGAGGCGCCCAGCACCATCCCGGCCGCAGCTGCCAGCACCTGACGACGGGAGACGTCCATGACACCTCCCGGGCGCAGGCACAGGCGGGCGGCGCCGGGTCGAGTGGAACCGCCCGCCTGTGGGTCAGGACTTGCGCGCGGACGTCTTCTTCGCGGCCGGCTTGCGGGTCTCGACGTTCGCAGTCGGGGCCCGCTGGGTCTCGACCTTCTTCTCGGCCGCCTTCTCGACGACCGCCTTCTTCACGTCGCCGTTGGCCGGGACCTTCTCGGCCCCCGCGGACTCCTTAGGGATGGCCTTGCCGGGCTTCTCGGCACCGGGTGGCCAGATCACGTCGTCGGGGATGGCAGGCTCCTGCTGGAGATCCATCGCCCTGGCAGGCCACTCGCGCGTGTTCTCTTCTGTGCTCTCGTGGTTCATCGGCATGGCGATCTCAGCTCCAGATAGCGATGGTTGCTGTGAACGAAGGATTGGTGCCACCGGGGAGCGGCCACGACACCCGGACGAACATTCCCCGCGACTGCGCCACGCGCCACACAGTGACCCCGGTCGTGGTGATGGGCGGGATCGTCTCGTCAGCGCCCGCCGCGAGCCACGTGGTGCCGTCCATCGAGAACTGCACCACCGGCGCCCACGTCGGGCTAGCGGTGCCCGACACGACATCGACACCGATGTGAACCACCACGGGGCCGCCCACGTTGCCGACAGGCTGAACCGCGGCGGAGGCTGTGTTCCCGGCCGTCGTGATGACCGAGGCTGATCCGACCTGCGTGGTGACCTTCGGCATGAGGCTCCAGCCTTTGGGCGGACGAAGAGAGCCGGAACTACGAACGCCCCCGCGTTGGCGGAGGCGTTCGTAGTTAGCGCGCAGCCCTTGCGCTGTGTGGATTATCCCCCACACGGGCGGCCATCGGCCTGGGCAACAGCGGTTGTCAGGCCAACGGTAGCAGGATTTACGTTGCCGAGTTCGCGAAGAACTTCACAGCGTTGGGGTCAACCGTCACGGCGCCGGTGCGGACCAGAGCGCGAAACGCGACCTGGTCGTTGCCGAAGGCGTACTCGGACGACCGCTCGAAGCGAATCCCGCCCGCGATGCGGACCTTGAGCGCCGACCACTCGCCGAAGTAGATCGGCTTCGCGTTGGCCGCCATGACCGGCAGCTGCGGCGAGATGTAGACCGGCTTGCCGACCAGCAGGTCGGGGTCGCCAGCCGTGAGCGCGGGCTGCCACACGCCGCCACCGGTGGTGGTCGACTTGAGCTGGCGGACCAGGGCCGCGGTCGGGTCGGCCATGACGAAGGCCGCGTTCGACCGGTACTCCGGAAGCACCGAGTGGTACAGCTGGTAGATCAGGTCCGAGCCCTGGCCAGCGGTCGCCTGGTTGCCCAGAGAGACCGTGGTGCCGACAGGACCGGTCACACCAGCGGTGGTGAAGCCGGCAATCGCAGCGGCGGCCGCGATGTAGGCGATGGTGCGGGAGAGCTCGCGGCCGGCGGCCTGCGAGATGTAGCCCTCGAGGTCGAACTGGGCGTCCTGCACGAGCTCGGTCGGGACCAGGGTCAGGTAGCCGTACTTGCTCACCGACAGGTTGACCGTGGTGATCGTCGCGTCGTTCAGAGTGACCGCACCGTTCGCCGAGATCGCCACCGGGAGGGCAGCGTTCGCGGTACCGGTCGTCGCGTGAACCGTGGCCACCGGAAGCGGCAGCGTGTTGCCGTCGGTGGTGTTGATGACATCGACACCAGCCTGCAGGAGCTGCGAGCCGGCGACCGCGTACTGCCACAGCTGGCCGTACACACCGTCGGGGCCGACGCCGCCGGAGGCGGACATGGCGCGGGTCTCAGAACCACGGGTGGCAATCGCCCGCGCCTCGGCACCAGGCACCGGGGTCAGCTCGAAGCCGTCGCCGATGCGGGCGTTACGCGCCCACTCGCCGAGACCAGACTTCGGACGCTGGTCGGCCTTGTCCTTGCCGGTGACGGTGCGGAACGAGTCCTCGAGCTCGCGCCCGCGGTCCTCGCCCTCCTTGATGGCCTTCGCGCGCTCGGCGAGCTTGCCCGCCTCGGCGATCATGCCGTCGAAGGCGGACTGCTCTTCGACCGTGAGGTCGCGGTCGTCGGAGACGCCCTTCTGGGCCATCTCCTGGGCCTTGGTGATGAGGCCTGCGCGGCGCTCCATCAACGTGTCAGCAATGCTGGACATGCTCGGTCCCCTTTCATGGGACTCGGATGGTGGTGGTGCGTGAGTCCCAGCGGGGGTCCGGTGGGCGTGCTGGTGGTGCGGGTCGTGCGACCGTCGTGACCCAGCGGTTGTCCGGTGGGTCGGGCGGATGGGTCAGATGGTCGAGTTCGGGTCGAGAGCGAGGACGGTCGCGAGGGCGGCCTGGGCGGACCGGCGCTTCACCAGCGGGTCGACCGTGTCGGTGCGCGAGAAGAACCGCTTGAGTTGGTTCTCTTGAGCGAGCTGGCGGACCTCCTCGACGGGCGCGTCGAACTTGGCAGCCAGGGACCTGACTGCCGCCGTGGTGTCCGGGTAGGCGCCCTCATTGACTGGGGCCACGTCCATGAGCCGCACCTGCTGCAGCGTCCGCAGCGGGAAGCCCGTGTCGTCAGCCTCCCAGTCGTCCTCGTCGGCGACGAACGCGAAGGAAGACTCCCGCACGTCGCCGCGCTGCACGAGCTTGTAGACGCGCTCAGACACGAAGTCGTCGAGCATGTCGATCTCGTACTGCAGGCCAACCTCGTTCACCGATAGCCGCAGACTGCCGGCGCCGGTGCTACCGAGCACCTGATTGTCATCATGGTTGTAGCGGGCCTGCACCTTGGGCCATCCCTGCGAGGCGGAGCGGTTGAACGCGCCCGGCGCGATCCGCTCCTTGAACCCGCCAAGGTTCTGGCTGATCGCAGGCATGAACTTCGCGGCATAGCCGCCAATCGTGTGCTTGTCCGAACCGGTACGGATCTCCACCGGGACCGACGTAAAGCGTCGCTCAGCGTCGCTCATCTGATATCTCCTTCTCGGTGGTCCCGTAGCAGTGGGGCCTTGGGTGCTGGTTCTGCTGGCGCCGGAGGCGGGGGAGCCAGGTTGAACTTGTCGGCTTCCGGGTCCGGGATCGGCTGACGGTCCTCGAGCGCCCGGACCTCGTTGCGAGACCGGGTGCCCATCGCCAGTTCCATCTCGTAGATCAGGAACCGGGTCTTGATGTCCGTCCTGACCGTCGAGTCGGCGTTCAGCTTGATGAACTGCCGCTCCGGCATCACCCGGTTCAGCGCATCCTCGAGCCGCACAATGTAGGGCCGAAGGTTGTTGGCCCGGTTCAGCGACCGCGACTCGTCCGTCGAGTAGGTCAGGGAATCGGTCGCGTCGCCGCCGATCTCCCGCGGGTCGATCCCGTAGATGGCGGCGATCTGGTGCGAGGTCAGCCGCATGGTCTCGATGAACTGGGCGTGGTTCGGTGGGATCGACGTAATCGAGAGCTCCCAGTCCGAGCCCGTCACGAACGGCTTGCCGGTGGTGAACGCCGCCGCCGCCCGGTCCCGGATGGCCCGCGACAGCTCCGCGTTCAACATCGGTTCCTGTGTGTTCCGCAGCACCGTCGGCGGAATCCCGCCGCCCCTACGGACGTCCGCGTAGTCCATCGCCGACAGGCCCGCCCGGACCGTCGAGGCGCAGTGCTCGATCGGCGCCGGGGCGAGTGTGCAGCCC